TGTTTTTAATTGAACAAGTTCGCCCTCAACAAAAGTTGATTGTGAAAATACCAAGTGATGATCGGCGTAGAGTTTGATGATACTTTCAAGCGTGTTTGCCAGAGAAGAATAGGCGTTTTTATAAGCGCCTTTTTTATCCGTATGAAGGTTGGTTAAAACCATCAAAACTTCTCTCTTACATGTGTAAAAATTTTTTATGGCCTCAGTCATTTTGACTCTCTGATTGTTATAGCGCCGCTCTTTGAACGTGATGCTTTAATGCCGTGGCCAAAAGCCTCGGCAACATCTTCCTCGATAAGCGCCTTGATCTCTTTGACGGATGTTTCAAACGCTTTGGCGTAGCCTTTATTGGCGAGCCATACGTTTGCGTGTTCAGCCCATGAATTGCTGTCGCTCATATCAACTTTGCGCACAGCTTCGACGTTGGCCTTTGGTGGCTCAACTGGCACAGGCTCGTCACCTGTTTCTACGCAACGCCAGAACTGACGCTCAACGCCGATAAGCCCTGTGATATAACCATCATCGCGTGGGATCTGATAAACTTCCCATTTATGGTTGCCGTAAATGACGGAGAGATATGCACCGTCAGCGCCAGTCACATAGATATTGTGTTGGAGCTGCGGGTAATAACGCTCTTGTATTTCTTCTGGCTTGGCAAAAGCATTGACATGCTTTGCTTCAAAGACCCACTTACTCATCGTCAACCATCCCGTCTAATGTGCAGCTCATAAAAGGCTCATCAAATGATGATCTTTCATCGCCTTGGTTGGTGACGGTTTTGCCTGTTTGCTTCTCAAACCAAGCGACATTAAAGGGCTCAGTGAATGAGCCAAGCGCCACCATGAGATTGTTTGACAAGTCTTCAGCGTCGATAAGGCCGCGCTTAAACAACCAAAGGTTGCGGATCTTTTCTGGATCACCACCAACAAGGATGTTTGCGTCAGAGCCGCCAAGGAAATGACGGCGGCGCTCAATCTGCTCTTTAGTCAGCATTAAGCTCTCCCATGATTGCGTTAAACGCAGCAATGGCGCGAGCCCATTTGTTCCGATTAACTTCTGTCGTTGAGAAGATGATGTTTGGGTAGCCACCGTTATCGGTGACGTTGATGAACACAGCGCCAACTTCTGGGTTGTCGCTATATTCGACGATGTTCATTTTGACATCGCCCTCAAGCATGTAGTGAGCGGTGCTAATCAGCCTCAATTTCGTTCCTCCATTCAAATCGGAAGAACAACAATATATTCAGAGGCTCTTAATAGGCAATAAAATATTCAGAGTTTCTTAATGGACCCTGTTAATAACGTCTGAAGATTTTTTTTATCAATGACTAAGTTTTGATCTTGCTCAATGACTTCTGTTGTGTTTTTGGTTGCATGTAAAATGTAGGGGTAGCGTATGAGTAACAGGGACTTACGCAATCTTGCGATGCAATTAGCCTCGCAATTGCCAAAAGACGCTCAGGATCTTTATTTTGTTCTCGATCTCATGCGTGAGCTATCGGACTATTGGCTCTTTCAAGATCGCACACTTTACCCGCAGGGGCGGGTGCCAGTGACTCAGGATTATTTGGACGAACGTTTGGCCGAGGTTGAGGCGCGGGCATTGCGCGGGGGATCGTCGTCTGAGTTTGACGAGAGCAATGTCATCAAACTCGTCGGCAAAGAAGAAATGTCATCCCGGTAAATGTAATCAAGGGTTGCGCCAGTAAAGGTGCAAACTCTTAAAGCCGCTTCTACAGGGAAGGGGCTATTGCCGCGCTCCCACATATTATAAGTCGGCGGCTCGTAGCCAATCAGCCTTGCGTAGCCCGCTTGGATTGTAAATCCCTTGGCCAAGCGTATCGCTTTAAGGCGGTCCCCGACTGATTTCCAATCAGATTTTTCCATAGACTCACAATTACCCTGACTCAACAGATTCCACAAACCGTATAGCGTTAAGAATTTCTTAACACAATAAGTAGAAACCCCCAAATATTTTATTCAGACACCCTTAATGCTTCTTGACAGGCATTAAGAGCCCCTTAATAGTCTGAAAATGAGCAAATCAGTCAAAACCTTAGACGGTCTGATTACCGCGCTAGGCGGTCGTCGCTCCGTCGCTGCACTCTGCGATCTCCGCGAGACTGCGATCATTTATTGGCAAGAGCAAGGTTACATACCGGCTCACCGATACCCGGAATTACACCGCGCATTAAAGCGCCGAGGCTTTGAGCCCGATCTCTCCATTTTCAAATGGACAAGAGCGCGAACGTCTTTGCGCAAAGACTAACCTCCCGCGCGGGGATCTCCCCATTTCTTTACCCCGCGCCAACTTCCCCGGTCACGCTCGATGTCGTGATCGGGGGCATTTCTTCAGAGAATAAGATGCGGCTTATTTCCTTTGTCATCCCCGGAGATCCAGTTCCATTTGCCCGCGCTGGTTCAATGGGTAAACGCCGCTTCACTCCTGCCAAGCAATCTCAATTTATGTCGATGGTGAAAATCATCGCTCATACGTCGATGACAAATAAACGATTGCTTGATGGCGCCCTCAGATTGACGATCGAGGCTCGATACTCTCGTCCTGAGTCATGGTCGCAAAAAAGAAAAGACGCGACGTTCTGGAAAGTATCGCGCCCAGATTTATCAAACATTCAAAAGATCATTGAAGACGCGCTTAACGGCGTTGTCTGGAATGACGATGCTCAGGTGGTCGAGAGCATTGCAAGAAAATCATACGGCCACAAGTCGGAAACAATCGTAACGATTGAGGGGTTAGAACAATGATGTCTACCAGCATCTCAAAAAAGGATTATCATCAAGCCGCTAAAGAGCGTTGGAAAAGAATGGGCATGTCAAAAACAACGGTAGCAACCGTTGTGGTCAAGCCAATTCAAATTGCACCGCCGGCTGTTGTTGAAGCGCCAAAGATTGTTGAGGTTCCTTCAACCAAGAAAACCAAACAAATCGTTTATAAAAATCAGTATGGCGAATATCCCCACGTTCCATACAAGCCAATCACCCGCCAAGTTGTTCAAGTCATATGTGACTTTTTTAACGTCAGCGAGATTGATCTTCTAGCCGATCGTCGCTGCGCGGATCTTATTTATCCACGCCATCTGGCGTTTTATCTCTGCAAGAGTTGTTCGACGCAATCTCTAACCCAGATTGGCCGATCATTTCAGCGCGATCATACAACCATTTTATCTGGCATTAGAAAGATCGAGCGTTTGATTTTGGATAACCCAAAGGTCGCGCACGATATTCTTTTGCTTCGCAATCGTTTGTTCGCCCCATCCTCCAACAATGTTTATTGGGGCGCGTGATGAAACATTCTCCATCGCAACAATTAATGGCTTTGCGAAAAGTCAGAGAAGATCAGAAGCGCGGGCAGGTTACTGGCTCCAAGTCTGAGCGCGAGTTCATCAACGACATCATCGATACGATCATCGCCCGCATCGAAGCGGCTCTTGAGAAGGGGCAACGCTGATGGCTAAGGGTGGAATCTTTATCTATGTGCCGCACAATATCCGCAAGTTCTACGAGGATCTTGGATGGGAATATAGCGGCTTCGATGACGGCTATACGGCTCGATACAAATGGGCTGGCAAAGGCAAACCAATCCTGCCTGACGCGCCAGAGGTGCGTGAACAAGCTCTCCGAGAGTTCGATGAGATTTGGCCGGAGGGTGGACGATGAACAAATACACGACCCTCATAACCCGGAGCGAATATTCTCACGCATGGAGCGAGGCTGGCCGTCGCCGTGAAATTCTCAGAGCATCACGCGATCAAAATTCTGGTCATGGCGTATCGACAACGCCTGAGTCAGAAGTCTGGTCTGTCATGGCTGAGATTATTGTCGGTCGGTTTACGGGATCATATCCGTCAGCATTGAAGGGCGGCTATGACCCGGACGATGCCGATCTATCCAATGGCATTGAGGTTAGGGCGACCCATCATTTTAACGGGCGTCTAATCATACGCAAGAAAGATCGTGAAAGGGCTCATCGGTATTTCGTCCTTGTGACCTACAAGGAGATGCCAGCATCTCTACCTCAGTTCGTCATCCACGGCGCCATCAAAGGCGCTGACGCGATGGTGGATCGTTTCTGGGAACAGTCATGGGGAAATGGCGGCGATCCATCATGGCTCGTCCCTCAGTCTGCTCTGACCGATCTGCGCCTCATCCTTCCCAATCTTAATTATCTATCATGGGGGAAGGTAGCATGAGCAACCCTTGGTTCAGACTCCACGCTGAGTTCTTATCAGACCCAAAAGTTCAGATGCTATCGGAGCAAGACCAGCGCCGTTTCATCATGCTTTTGTGCATGAGGTGCATGAGCAACAAGCGTGACGATTTGCGTGACGATGCCGTGACGTTCGCGTTACGCGTCACGGCTGAACAATGGCGCGTCACGAAAGAGGCGTTACGCGACCGTAATTTAATTGATGAAAATAATTTTCCTACAAATTGGGAAAAACGTCAGTATATCAGCGACTTAAAAGACGCTACCGCTGCGGCTAGGGCTAAGCGTTACCGTGACAGGAAACGTGACGACCGTGACGCGTCACGCGTGACGCCCGTAACGTCACGGCTACCAGATACAGATACAGATACAGATACAGAACATAGTGATACGAAAAAGGCGCGCGTAACGCGCGTTGTCTCTGTCAATCAATTTGATGAATTTTGGTCAGCTTGGCCAAACAAGGTTGGCAAACCAGCGGCGCAAAAATCATACGCCAAGGTTGCCGCCGAGCATGACGCGATCATGTTCGGGCTCTCCAACTACATCGCCAATAAGCCGCCGGACAGACCGTGGCTCAACCCTGCGACGTTTCTCAATCAACGTCGATGGGAAGACGCGCCCGCTCATGTCGAGCCTCGCGCACATCCCGCCAAGCAAAAAATCTCCGCGATAACCGAAGCAATTTTATTTTTGGATGACGATCATGGACAACAAGAAACGGATTCAATCAG